TCGATCGCCGCCAGCACCAGCTCCCGGCGCTCCCCGGCCCTCACGACCCGCTCCGAAGATCAGGCAACGCGTACAGCAGCGGATTCGGCGTGACCACCCCGACCATCGCCAAGACCCCGACCACCGTGATCAGCGCCGCCAGCCGACCCCACCGGTGCGCCCACACGTACCGGGCCGCACCCCGAACCGCCCGGGCCCTCACGCCGCACCCCGAACCTGCTCCACCCGCGGAGGCTTCGGCGCCGGCGGACGCGGATGGGCCGGATCATGACCCGGACTCGACGGGGACGGACCCCGTGGGCCAGGAGGAGGACCAGACGGACCAGGAGTACCAGGAGGAGGAGTGTCCGAAGCCGCGGTTGGCAGGAACCGGGCTAACGGGACGTTCAGGAGGTCGGCGACCCGGGCCAACTCCGAGATGTCGAACGGGACGTCGCCTCGAAGGCGACGCCACGCCGCGGCCTGGGACATGCCCAAGGCGTCCGCGACCATCCGCTGCGGCACGTTCTGTCGGGCCAGTTCGGCGCGTACCTCGCCCGCCACGGTGGTGGTGATAGCGTCGCTCACACCGAGAGTTCTACACGCCTGGCGTGATGGATGTCAACACGCTGAGCGTGATGACTACGCTAGGGGGGTGCCATTCTCCCCCTAACGGTTGCCTCTGACTCGCTGAGCGGGTAACAATGCCGGGCATGACTGCAGATTCCACCTCGGCCGGGGCACCGCTCCGCGAGCGGGTAGCCGAGGAAGTCCGGGTCGCACTGACCCGCCGGCGAATGAGCGCGGCGGCGTTGGCGCGGCAGCTCGGCGTCAGCCAGACCTACATCTGGCGCCGGCTCACTGGGGAGACCGCGTTCGACCTGGATGACCTGGAACGCATCGGCGACGCGCTCGGCGTGCCGTGGGTCAACCTGTTACCAACGACCGATGTCCGATCGACGGAACAAGCTACCCACGGGGAGCCGGGTCCACCTGTTCGGCCGGTCGACAATCGGCCGGTCGGTGGGCCGGGCCGGGGTCCAGGCCGGGTCGGCCGAACGCGGCGCACGAGTCCCCCGATGCCCGTTCCGGCACTACGCGATGCAGCGTGAGGATCACAGAATGAGTTCAGACCTTATTGTGCCGCACCTCGCGTGGCTGCGGAGTTCGGGCAGAGCCCGACGAACCATCGAAGATCGGGGCAAGCTCCTGGGTAGGGCGGACCGGGAGTTGCCGCTCGGCGTCGAGCTGGTGGACGAGACCGACATCGTGGCGTTCCTCGGGAACCCCCGGTTCGGGCCGGCCACCCGCAACATCTACTGGCGGCACCTGTCCGGCTTCTACTCCTGGTGCGTGGTGTTCGGCCACCTGGATCGCAACCCGATGCTCAACCTGCCCCGGCCGCCGGCCCCGCCCGGCGAGCCGCGGCCCCTCACCGGCCAGCAGATCAGGCAGGTGCTGACCGGAGCCGGCGAGCCGTACCGGACCTGCTTCGTGCTGGCCCTGTACGCGGGGCTGCGGGCCTGCGAGATCGCCGCGCTGCGTCGCGAGGACATCACCGAGGACACCATCTACCTGCGGGTGGCCAAGGGCGGCCGGCGCGCCTCCGTACCGACCGCGCCGGAGATCTGGGCGAAGGTCCGCGACCTGCCGCCCGGCTCGATCGTCGAGCACCTCGGGGGGGTGGCGGACGCGAAGTGGGTCTCGCTTCGCTGCGCCGGCCACTTCCGATATCAACTCGGGTTGCCCGGCGTCGCGCTCCACCGCGGTCGGCACACCTTCGCGTTCGCCCTCCGGGCGGGCGGGGCCGACAGCTTCACCATCCAGCGCGCCGGCCGGTGGAAGTCCCTGAGCAGCGTCCAGGTCTACGTCCAGGCGTCGGAGGAGGAGTGCCGGACCGCAATCAGGTCACTCCCCCTCCCGCGCCCTGAATCCCGCTAGGAACCGGGCCCGGTCAGTATCGGCGCCCCGCTCGCGCGACAGCGAGCGGGGCGCCCGTTCTTTCACCGGTCGGGAGATTCGTCGTCCGGCAGCCACGTCCGGATCTCGCCCGTGTTCGTGTCGAGCAGGTCGGCGATCTCGCCGACGCTCCGCCCGCCGCGGCGCCACCGGCGGATCAGCGCCGCCAGGTCGAGCCTGCGCCGGGCCGCGGTGTGCACGTACTCCACCCGGCCGCCGGCCTGCCACACCGCCCGGGCCAACTCGTCGCCCGGCGACCCGTACGCGGCCACGACCACCTCGGCCGCGTCGGCGGCGACCAGCGCCGCGCAGTCCACCGCGTGGAAGCACAGCGAATGGGCCTCGTAGCCCTGCCGGTCGCAGTGGCGCAGCACCACCGCCTCCTGCTTGGCCGGATCCGGGCCGTCTTGGCGCACGAAGATGACCGCCCGAACCGGCACCTCCCCGCCGTCCATGGGGTGATCCCGTCATCCGAGGTTGATCCCGGAGCAGCCCTCACCGAAATATCGACCTGCACGTACCGGGCGCAACGACGTTCACCCGATCGGGTTACTCGCCGCCGCCTGGTCGAGGCCGTTCGGACTACTCAGATCACCAGGACGTACCGGTCCGCCGGGTACACCTGGTCGCCAACCACCAGCATCGGCACGCCGTCCGGCAGGTCATACTCGGCCCGCTCCGCCGGACTCGGCATCCGGGCCGCGACCCGCTCGCCGCGACGCAGGCGTACCAGCTGCGGCTCGACCTGCTCACGCACCCGCGTCCGATGACCACGACGGGTCTCGATCAGACCCTCGGCGCGCAGCTCCGACAGGGCGTCACGGACGGTGTCCTTGCCCAACCCGTACTCCGCGGCCAGGTCCGGCTCGGCCGGCAAGGGATGCCCGGGCGCCCAGGTGCCATCCACGATGCGGGCGCGCAGCAGCGCGGCGAGCTGCCGGTACAGCGGCACGCCACTACGCGGATCGATCACGGCACGGACCATACGGTCGCCAATTCGGCACAAGGGGTGTTGGCCAAGAGGCCAAGTGGCTACCATCACCCCTACCGCCCTCCGCCGCAGGCAACCCCGGGGCAGTCTGACTCGGACCGGCCCGCGGCGGAGAGCGGCTCCCAGGTCAGGGCGCGGCGGTCGTTGGCGTTCAGCGCGCGGCCGCCGGGCCCGCCCCCTCGCGAAGGGAGGGTTGGCCGTGAGCATCCTCGACCAGCCGGGCGACGAGCTGCTGCACTACGACGGTGGAACGCACCGCCAGGACCCGCCGAATGGCGTGCGGGTGGAGCGGGACGTGTGGGACCGGCGGGTCCGGGAGCACCAGCAGGAGCACCTGCGGCGGGCGATCGCCGCGGTGGATCCGGCGTTGGTCCGGACGACCTGACCCGATCATCTGGTGACCAGGAGGTAGCCATGCGTCACACTGCCGGCATGAGCGAGCCCGACACCTTCCCCCACGTGGCGCCGTACCCGCTCCAGCCGGCGAAGCGGCGACGGACCGGGCTGCGAATCGCACTGGCCGCGGCGGCGCTCGTCGTCCTGGCCGGCGCCGCGCTCATGTACCTGGCGCTGCGCGGCGAGTCGTTCACGATGACCGGCACCCTCACCCTCCAGGCCGGGAAGGGATGCCGCGAGCCGGGGTACGGCGACATCAGCGACGGCGGCCAGGTGACCGTGCACGACGAGACGTCGGCGGTGATCGCGATCGGGACGCTCGGTGTCGGCGAGGTCGACATCCACCAGCACAGCTGCGTCTGGGACTTCCGGGTCGAGAACGTGCCCGGCGGCAAGCGGTTCTACGGGATCGAGATCGGCCGGCGGCCGGTACTGCGCTTCTCGGAGGCGCAGGCCCGGGAGAAGCTGAAGCTGACCATCGGCTAGTCCCGGCGGGTCTTCTTCGGTGCCGCCTTACGCAGGTGCGTGCCGCGGCCCGGGCGGGGCACGAACGCCGGACATTCCGAGCCGGCAAGCAGCCAAGGGGAGACCGAGATGATCGCCGACGTACGGACTCTGGACACCACGTACCGGCTCCAGACGGACGAGTACCGGCTGATCGAAATCAGCCGCAAGGTCATCGAGAACGACTCAGCCGCGCCATCGATCGAAGACGACGAGTGGGACGACCTGGCTTACCCGGTGTCGATGCCGGGTCGGATCGCCTGAACCTTCCGCTGACCGCGAACACGACGAAGCGCCCCCGTCCTCCCGGAGGAGGACGGGGGCGCTTCGAGGTAGTGGGCGGGATGCGGACGGAGGGTGGCCGGCCGGTCGTACCAGCCGCCGCGGATACCGGACAGGTACCGGTGCCAGGTGGCCACGGTCAGAAGCTCGGCGGGACCAGCTTGCGGGACACGTACGCCACGGCCGTCATGACCGCGGTCTTCGCCGCCAGCGCGGCGATCAGCTGCCAGTAGTCCTTGGTGAACGCGAAGCCCGAAGAGGCCAGCGACGGGCCCACCGCGGCCAGGACCCCGACGGTGACGTCGACGAGCAGGCCCTGGACGAACGTGCGGAACGCCCGGTTCCGCGCGTCGGTGCGCGCGTCGGGCGGGACCGGTAACGGCTGGGACATGGTGAGCCTCCTCGGGCTCGGGGATTCGGGACGCGGATCCTCCCCAGGACCACCGCGAGCCCGGCGCAGATCAGCGGCAGTAGTCCATCTCGATCCACGACGTGTCGACCTCGGGTACCTGCTGACCGCCGAGCTCGATGTGCCGGCGCAGCCAGTCCCGGTCCTCCTCGGTGAGGTCGGGTTGGAACCATGCGGCACACAGGCGCTGTTCCGCTTGCCGTCGATCGGGAAGTGCGCCCCTCACGGCACGCCGAGCGCGAGGTGCGTGGTCAACACGACCAGCGCGAGGGCGAGGAGCAGCCGGCGGGCGATCACCCACCACGTGTACCGGTGATCTTTGACGCCCATCCAGCGCCAGATGTTCGCCGACAGCGTCCCGGCCCCGTGTGCGGTACGGGCCAGGGCCAGGCCCTCGATCACGAGGAAGACCAGGCCCCAGGCCAGCCAGGCGTAGGACCAGCCGTCCATCAGGCTGCCGCGGCCGGCCAGCGGAAGTACGAGCCGGGCGGGATGACGACCGTCGTGTTCACCCGCGGGAAGTTCGTCGCCCAGTGCAGGTCGGGCCGGCAGACGTTGCAGCGGCAGCCCTGCCCGGCAGGAACGCCCGCCTGCGGGCATTGGGTGGCCTGGAACGTCATGTTGGCCATCTCGTGACCACAGTTCTCGCAGTGCATTGGCCTGCCCTTTCGTACACCTGTTCGCTATCGTGCGTTCATGGCTGAGCGGTTCTACCCGTGGCTGTTCGAGGGCGTCGTCCGCCTGGAGGGCTGGTCCTACAAGGCCGACCACATCTCCGGAGACGGCGTGCTGTACCTCGGCCGGCTGGCCGACGGGCGCTGGTTCATCGACGACACCCGGGAGAAGCCGTCCTGGGCGTACGAGTCCGAGGCCGACGCCCGAGCCGAGTTCGACCGGCGGCTGGCGGTCGATCCGTGGCGGTGGACGCGCCGGACGTGAAGGAGCATTGTAGTGTTTGACACTACCGTCTCGGCCCGGGTATAGTGTTATACACAAAACCCGAGACGAAGGAGTTCCCAATGACCATCGCGACGAACATCACCGCCACGATCATCACACCCAGCAACGACGAGCTGTTCGGCAGCGACTGGAACTGGGCCGACGAAGCCACCAAGGCATGGTGTCTCGCTGCCCGCGAAGCCGGCCTCAAGGTCAACATCGTCAGCTACGAGGTCCCCGACCTAAACCACGACGCCGCGGTTGTCGAGGTCGACGGCACCGAGTACGTCCTCACCGTCGTGGCCGGCGACGAAGTACACGCGGTCGAGCGCTGATGCCCCGCCCAGGTCCGCGCCGTCCCCTCGTCGCGATCCGCCTCAGCGACGAGGGGATCGCCCACGTGGACAAGCTCGCCGAGGAGCAGGGGGTGAATCGGTCGGAGATGATCCGCCGCATGCTGGCCTTCGCAAGCGCGAAGATGCCGAAGGGCTGGGCGCCGGGCCGGACGTGATGTCGTACCCCGGCCTGACGATCAGGGGTTGGGTCTGGGTCGGACCCAGGGCAGGGCGACCGTCCAGAGCAGGTGCAAGGCGATGAAGGCCAGCCCGAGGGTGCCCGTAGGCCAGGGGCCGAGGGCGGGGACGAACGGGCTCAGCAGGAACAGGATCAGCGCGATCAGGGCGAACACGGTGTCCTCCTCAGCTGCAGATCTGGGACGGCGGCGGCGGTACGGGGTTGGCGACGCGGGCCGCGTCGGCCTTGGCCCGCTCGGCCCGGAGGGCGTCGGCGGCGCGAACGTAGGCCAGGAACAGGTCCCGGACCCGCTGCTGCTCGGCCGGGGTGCGCTCGTCGGGCGGGCGGAGCAGCGACGGATCGAGCAGTGTGGCGTCCAGGGCGTCGTCGCGGGCCCGCTGGGCGTCGCGTTCACTGGCCCCGACGTCGGTCAGGATCCGCGTGCGCTCGTTGTTGACGTCGTTGTAGTGGGCCTGGCAGCGGGCGAAGGCCGCCGCGCGGTAGCCGGTGAAGCCGGTGAAGGCCAGCAGGAGCAGCATCGAGACGAAGACCGCCACGCCGAAACGCCGCTCGGTCATGCTCATCGCCGCTCCCGCTCCAGCAGCTTGCGCCTGATCGGCCGGCCCACCAGCAGCCCGACCAGCGCCCCGGACAGCAGGTAGACGCTGGCCAGGACCCAGTACGCGACGTGAGTCATGGGCTGGTGTCCTCCACCTGGTCTTGGTCCTCGCGCCGGCGGCGACCGAGGTACCGCTCGGTGCGGAACACAGCGAGCAGGGCGCCTTCGCCGACGCCGAGAACCGCCCACAGTTCGGCGGGTACGGTGCCGGTGCGCCAGGCCGTCAGCACGACGACGAACAGCCACGCAGCGGCGAAGACGACCATGAGCGCTTCACGGATCATCTGCTCCTCTGGTCTCGGGGGTTCGTCGGGCAGCCACCGCGGCGGGGTCTTGGCCACGGCGGGTTGTGCGGTACCACCTATCTGCCGGTGAGGGCCTTGACGCCCAGGACCACCGCCACGACCGCGGCGAGCGCACCGAGCAGTGCGGCCGCCTTCGCCACCGGCGACCAGGCCGTGTCGGAACGGTCCCGGCGGATCACCCGCTCGCTCTCCAGCGCGTCCGCGGCTTCCTTGCGGGCCTTCTCCACCGCCTCGGCGGTGCTCACCCGGGTCTTCGCGTCGGCGATGGCCTGATCGGCGAGACGCTGCACGGCCAGCACCAGGTCGTGCACCTCCTCGACCAGATTCTTGATCTGCCCGTTGATGTCCCGGAAATGATCATCGTGGCCGGCCAACCGGGCAGCGATCTCGCCGGCGAGGTGCCCGCGGTCGTAGGCGTCGTCCGGCGGCTCTGGCACAGTTCTGCTACTCGTCCTCGGCGCGGTTGGCGCCTTCCTCGGCGGTCGCCACGAGCACGCCCCGCACGGCCGGATCCTGCAGGGCGGCGGTGAGCGTGGCCACGTCCACCGGTGCGGGCTCGACCGCCAGGGTCTCCACGTCCACACCCCAGACGTCCAGCGTGGCCGCCGGGCCGGTCGTGTAGACGTTGCCGCCGTTGCCCAGCGGGCCGAGGAAGCCCGCCTGGTGGGTCTGGGCGTTGGACACGCCGGGGATCGCCGCGGCGGGGATGCGCCGGCGGAACATGCCGTCGGCCAGCCACACCTGCGTGTCGTCGTTGGCCCGGATCAGCACCTGCTGGCCCATGGTCATGCCACCTTCCATGAATCGTCGTACGCGGTCCAGGAACACGTCCCACGGGAACTCGCCGCCCGGGTCCAGGTGGTCACCGGCGTCCTCCGGGAAGGCCAACGTCACGTCGGCGTGGCCACAGAAGCCCTTGATCGGCTGATCGCCGAAATCCGGGTGCGCCGCGCGCACCTGCGCCGGGGACAACTGGCGCACCGGGATCCCGTACTTGACAGCATCACGCGCCGCCTGGCGGGCCGCGTTGGTCAGCGTCGCTTCGGAGACCGCGTCCAGCCACTGCTGGCGGGTCTGCCGGGTGCCGGCCAACTCGTACTGGATGCCCACGTCGTTGCCCCGGGTCCGGGCGGCGTGCGCCTCGTTCCAGGTGTAGACGCACTGGATGACCGAGTCGGAGTCGACGTGGTAGTGGGTGCTCGTCCCGTCGGTGCGCCGCTGGTCGTAGGAGGCGCCCGCCTCCGCGGAGGCCGGGCCTTCGGTGCCGGCCGTGTAGTGGATGACGATCAGCTTCGGGCAGCCCGGCCGGCGTCCGGGCGTCCACGACTTCGGCGCCAGGAAGGTCAGGTCGGGATACTCGCGGCTCTGCGCCATGCTCAACCTCCCTCCGGGAGGATCCGTCCTAGGAGATCTGGGTGAGCACGCCGTACGACCCGGCGCGCACGATGGTATTCGACGCGTTGGCGGTGTTCTGCGCCCACTGCAGCTGCAGCGTGCCCGCGTTGACCCCGACGGTGACGATGCCCGTCAGGGTCAGGTACTCCTCGGCCGCGGTGCCGCCGGTGGCAAGAACCGTGGCCTGCGTGTAGCCGCCTCGGAACTGGACCGCGCCGCCGGAGTCGGTACCGCGGTGCTGCCAGGTCATCGTCAGGCCGGTCGGAAACGTCCAGGCCCACTTGATGTCGGGCGTGATCCCCGAGTTGTAGATCAGCTCGACGCGGAGCTCGTACACCTTGCTCGCGGCAACCGCCCAGGCGAGGTCGGCGTCGTTGACCAGGGTGGTGGAATTGTTGACGATCTGGTCGATGGTCTTGCGGGCCCAGTTGGGGACGGGATAGTCCAGCTGGGCGGCCGTGGGTTGCATGCCGGCGGCAAAGCTGACGACCTTGGTCACGCCGTCCCCCTTGTCCTCATAGGGCGGCGTATCCGGTGCGCCACACGTGGACCGGCGTGCCCGCGACCTGCGCCTTGGCGACCGAGTTGACCGAGCGGGTGACCGTGAAGGTCTGCACGTCTCCGGCGATGGACACGACCGCCCCGCGGGAGATGGCCGAGGCGCCGCCGGTCACCACGAACGAGCCGGCCGCGATCTCCTGGTTGCCAGTCGCGCCCTGGATCAGGTAGTCCCAGACCAGGCCCTGGTCGTCGCCCGTCGTCGAGGACGGCTCGCCGATCTCGTTCATGCCGCCCAACGCGGCCACGGAGGTCCAGTCGTCCTGCTTCCAGCCGAGCACCAGGAACAGCGAGTTCCACCGGTCGGATCCCATGGTCGGGTAGGCGATGTTCTGCGCGCTCGCGTTGGACTGGGTGGCGAAGTTGCACACCTCGAGCGAGCAGTTGCGGAACGCGGCCATCTGCGCCGAGGTGGTCGCGTTGGCCACGCCGTTGGTGAAGCTGATCGTCGGAGCGGATTCACTGCCGTCGTAGATCTTGCCGAACAGGGCCATCGAGTCGGCCTCGAACAGGTGCGTGTACCCGGCCGGGGTGTTGACCGTCCCCGTGCCCGAGTTGCGGATGGCGGCCAGCACGAACAGGGCATCGCCGGCCTGGATCGAGGCGGGCATGCCCGGCACCACCGAAGCGTTGTTGCCGTGCGTCGCGGTGCCGGCGGTGACGAAACTGATCGCCGAGGAGGAGACCGCGGTGGGCGTGATGCGCTCGCCGGCGATCTCGAGGTCGTAGCCGGTTGTCGTCGTCCACAGTGGACCCAGCGTGGTGTCGGTCCAGATCCGCAGCGTGGTCGCGCTCGAGGTGGCGGCGGCCAGCAACGTCGAGTCGGCCGAGTCGAGTCGGCCGAGTCGGGTGTCCTCGATCTTGAACACCTCGTAGGGCCGGTAGTCCACACAGTTGAGGTCGGCCTTCCAGGCCGTGCCGTGCAGGTAGAACGTCTCGATGTAGCCGACCAGGAGCAGGTCGAGCGGATCCGGCGGCAACTGCTGGAGCGGGTTGGCGATCTGGATCCGCTCGCCGATGTCCGTGGACAGCCATGCTGCCGCGAGCGACGGGTTGCGGGCCAGGTTGATCGACAGCTGCGGGTAGCGCTGTGTCGCCGCGTTGCCGAGATGCACCCGCCACTGGGCGTGGAACGGCAAGTCCGAGTCGGCAAACAGGTTGACCGTGGCCTGGTCCTCGTAAACGGCCACCGTCGGGTCGAAGTCGACCGAGGTGGGATCCACCTTCGGCAGGGTGTAGCGGGCCGTGCCGCCCCCGAAGCGGGACACGGTCCAGTCGTTGCGCAGCTTCTGGTCGTCCTCGACGGGCAGCCACGGCAGTGCGACGTGGTGCTGATCGAAGTCCAGGCTCAGCGCGACGGCCTGGTTGTAGAGGTTGTAGCGCGGCTGCAGGTAGATGTGCGAGTCGGTGCGCTCGTAGCCGACACCAAGGTCGGCCTCGATGATCTGGCGCAGCAGGGTGCCCGTGTCGCCCGACTGCTCCTCGCCGAGGACCGTGTTCACGGCGACCGGTCCGGCGCCGTCGCCGATGGCACCCGGAACCGTGTTGACCAGCGTCAGCCAGCGGCTCCACGCCTCGTCACCAGCCGCGCCGGTGAGGTTCTGGTTGCTCAGGCCGATGCCGTCGATGACGGCGGCCAAGTGCCCGACCGCGGCGTCGGCCAGCAGGGCACCGGCGCCGAAGGCGAACTTGGTCGTGTTGCCCAGCGTGCCGGCGACCGATCCGCCGGCGCCGACGCCGCCCTGGTTGGTATAGACGTAATACGTCCAGTCGATGTTGGAACCGTTCTGGGCCACGATCAGCTGCAGGCCGGCCGGCTGGTTGTATGCCTCGGCTCCGGTGTTGTTGTTGATGAAGCTGGTCGGCGCGGCACCCAGCACCTCGGTGCCGGCCGAGTTGTAGCCCTGCAACAGGATCGTGTCCGGCGCGCCCGGGGCCAGCGTGAACCGCCACAGCTGCACGGTCCCGGTCGAGTACATGTAGACGAACGGGACGGTCCCGCCCACCACGTTGGGCAGGTACATGACGAACTGCCACAGCCACTGGTTGGGTGACGGGCTTGTGTAGGGGCGGACGGTCGCCGCGAAGCTGGTGTTGACCGGCACCACGGCGATCGGCTCAGAGCCCGGAAAGCCGGAGAACGAACCAGCCGTCAGCGATCCCTGCGTCGACAGCGGCAGCCCACCGACCGCGCTACTGAACTGGACCGTACCGGCGGCCTCCTCCATCGGCCAGTACTCGATCGGGCCCGTGGCGCCGCCGCGGCTGGTCCGGTACAGGAAGGAACGCAACGGCCGGCCTGCGTTGATGCGGCGAATGGGCCCATCGGCGGTGATCCGAACAACGGCGAGGGTTTCCTTGACCAGCGGCCAAGCGTGGTTGATCTGCGACACGAAGCAGATACCGCGGGACACATACGAACCGGTCGCGTTGATCGACACCCGGATGGGAGTGTTCAGTCCCCAGGTGCCGTACCAGGCGCCGGCGGGGTTGGTGGTGGTGAACCGCCCGTCGCTGTTGTTCAGCGTGAACGTGATGCGGCTCGCCTGGAAGGTGTCGAACTCGTTCTGCACTCCACGCTGAATGGTCAGATCGTCAGCCTTGAGCCAGTACGCGGTGATGTCGGTCCACGGCCAGCTCGACGGTCCCACCGTGAAATCCGCCCCGAGCGCCGCCTCAATCTTGATCAGAAGGGCGGGCAATTGGCACCCCTACTCATCCGATCAGCGGGCGGTGATCTCTTGGTGGATGGCGGTACCTTTCGAGGCATGGCCTACCCCGACCTCGGTGAAGTGGCGCCCTATGTCCCTGGGCCTGACCGGCCGTTCGCCCTCGAACAGCTTGCTGCGGTCCAGGCGCCGCGCGCGCGGCGGCGTTGGCCAGTGCGGCCCAGTTGGCTTCTGCCAGCCGCACTCCTGATCGTCGTGCTCGGCTCCGCGCCACTCGCGTGGCCATTCCTCAACCCGCCCAGGCAGATCCTGATGGTCGCTAAACGGGCGGCTCCTCCGCCAGCACCCGCTCCGACAACGTTCGTGCTGCGCGGCGTCCTCACCCTCAACCACGGTTGGTTGCGATCAGGGACGGGCAGCTGTACCGGCTCGGGCGGATTTAGCGACATTCACGTGGGCGCACAGGTCGTCGTCACCGACGCGGCCGGCGCGGTCATCGCGGTCACAGAACTCGGCGAGGGCGTGGTCCTTGACAAAGAGTGTTTCTTCGGGTTCCGAGCCGTGGCGGTGCCACTCGGGCGCGGCTTCTACGGGGTAGAGGTTACGCACCGCGGCCGAGTGCAGTTCTCCGAAAGCGACGCTCGCGAGGAGCTGGGCGTTGGCCTGACCTTGGGTTGACGGGGAGGGCTACTGACGTACATCGCGCGCCTCGATGATGATCTCTCCGGTGCGTTTCTTGGCCATAAACCACGAAGCCATCAATCGGTCGAAATCACTGGCAGAGCCGCCGAAGTTTATCGCGACCGCGACGCCGCCGGATGCGGCGCGGGTCGGCATGTACGGGTTGACATAGCTACGGCCAGCGCGCAGTGCGGCCGCCTTCTGCTGAGTCAGGACCTCCTCGCCGCCGTGGACGATGGCCAGTACCGGCTGTCCGGCCGGCGCATCGACGGTGCCGCCCTCGGCGAAGGCTTGGACCTTGTTTCGACTGGATCCACCGGAACGGGCAGGTCCGCCAATGGACACCTGTTTGTTGATTGCGGGCGCGTTGAGCAGCGCGTAGTACTTAGCGAGAATCTGGTCGATCACCGCCAGAGGAAGTCCGAGTTTCAGTGCCCATTGCCGGATCTGATCCAGGTGGACCTTGAGGCCGGCATCGGCATTGGCGACGGCGGTGGTGGATGCTTTTACGCCGCCGGCCTGCAGAATGGCGGCATCCCTGGCATTCTTGGCGCTGTCGATCCAACTCCTGAGCGTTTCCAGGTTGGCCTGGCCCTCGCGGGTGTTCTCGTTGAGGGTTTTTCCGTTGTCCGCTATCGATTCTTTGAGGTCGAGATAGCCCTTTTTGAAGTCCAGATTTGCCTTGTCGAGATTGAGTGTCTCGTCGAAGGCATCGGCCATCGCTTGGTGCAATCCCCGAAATTCGGCAGCCGTGGATGCGGTTGCGCCACCGAGGTCGCGTAGATCGCGCTCCAGGCCCTTCATCACAGAGGTGTTGCCCGGCGAGGCGCCCCGGCCCTCGAAGTCGCCGTGGAGCAGGCCATCTATGCCCTGACTCAGAAAGTCAACCGCAACCCCGGTGCGTTCGAGAGTGCTGGGCACTCGACCACCGAGCGTGTCAACTTCGTGCAGTCCATGATTGACAGCTGATAGCACCTCCACCAGACTACCGAGACCAGTCAGGGTGACCTTTGTGGCCTGGCCCAGATCGCGCAACGCATCGACCGCGCCGGGGACCGAGCGGGCCGTCGCATCGAACAGGTTGCCTACACCTTGGCCGATAGCCGGAAGGACGCTCTCAGACAACTCCTTAACAACCGGGCCCGCCGCCGCTACGGCATGCTCGAACCCGGGAAGAAACCCATGGGCCAATCCGGCGACACCAGCGGCCAGTGGTTCGACATAGCCCGACGCATCCCTTAGTGCCCCTCGGATACCCGCCTCTTCCTTCCGGAAGGCGTCACCGAACAGGTGGGCCGAACGGATCAGGGGCGCGGCGAATACCTCGGCGTCGCGGTCGAGTTCCCGACCGACCTCCTGGGTCAGGCTGGAGAAAGCGTCCTTGACTTCTTTCCGCCTCGCAGCCAGGGCGACGCCACCGATTGTGGCGCCGATGCCGGCTGTGAGGAGTCCGCCTGCGGCGATCAGGCCGCCTGTCTCGGCCAGTAGCGGCGCCGCGATCGCCGTCAGGCCGCCCGGGCCGATCGCCTTAGCAATGTCGAGGCCCGGTAGGCGCAGTTGGCCGGAAATCCCAGGTCTCTTGTCGCCGCCCGGCGTGAGCGCGTCCAGCGCGACTCCGGCCTTCTTCGCTGACGCTTCGGTCTTGTCCAGTTCCTGCTGCATCGACCGCAGCCCGGCCAGGGCGCGCTTCTCGTGGCCGAACTCCTTGATGAATTTCGAGTCGCCGGTCTCGTTGAACTGCTTGGTGAGCAGCGCCATCTTGGCTTGGGTCTCGGTGATCTGCCGGGACAGCCGGGACAGTTGCCGCTCGGTCTGGGCCGCCTGGTCGCCGGCCTTGTCGATGCCCTTGGCCATGCCCTCGAAGCCGGCAACGACCGGGGCCACGCCCTCGATGGAGGTGTCGAGTTTCAGCTGTCTGGCCACGACTCACCTGCCTCTGTTGGCTGGACTGAGTCGGCGTATTCCTGGAATGCCACCCACTGGTCTCGGGTCATGTCCGCTACGGAACGGACGGGGTTTCCGTCTGGTCCGAGGGGGAGGATTCCGTAGAGGTGGGCGAAGACGGGCTCGTAGGCTCGTCGTTCCCGCTCGATGTCTTGTCGTGGGTGGAGCTTTCGTCTTTTCCCTCGGGCTCGGCGGCGTCGGGGTTGGTGAAGTCCCAGGCGCGACGGTTGAAGTCCAGCTCCTGGTAGGGGATGTGGACGCCTTGGCGGCGCAGCGCGCACCAGAGGATCGCCTTGCGCCAGTGCAGGTTCTTGTCGTCCTTGAGGAAGCCACCCCAGTCGTCGGGGTCGAAGCCGGGGATCTCCTTCTGCAGGACCTCGGCCTCGAGCTGCATCAGGTCCAGGTAGTGCAGCTCGAGGGGTTCGGTGTAGCCGAGGCGTTCCCGGTCGGCGTCGGAGAGATGGATATGGAGGCGGGGCACGCTCAGCCTTTCTCGATCTGGGCGACCACTCGGTCCAGTCCCTCGTCGACTGCCTTTTCGTACTGTTCGCGATCGATGGAGGCGTAGAACCAGGGCGCACCCCGGGATGCCGCCCAAGCTTCCCGGTTGCCCATGATCGGATGTCGGAAGACCTTGCCGGTGTCCAGATGCCAGGGCACGTTCCTGGCGTTGCCGAGGCGGTCGTTGCGCACGACGATCGTCGCGTGCGGGTTCGCCGCCGATGTCGACACCGACGATTCGATGACCCGGGCGATCCGGCGGCGGATGTGCCCGCCCGTGGTCGGCGCGGTGAACCGTTCTCCGCCCTTGCGCTGGCCCCGGATGTTCAGTTCCTCGATGGCCCGCTTGGCCTTGCGGACGCCCTGTTCGGTGGGCCTGCGCAGCGCCTGGGCCATCTCGCGGCGAAGGGTGCCCTTGGCGCGGCGCAGGTCGCGGGCCAGGTCGCGGAGTTGCCGCTCGCCCCGCAGGGTGACCCGCACCGCTCAGCCGATCTTGGTGATGGCTCCGGCGGCGTTCCACGACGCCGACACCGCCACCGGCCCGTCCACCGCGCCGTCGACGGAGAAGTCCGGCAGGACCAGGCCGTACCAGTACTGGCCGGTGTTGAGCGTGCTCGGGTACAGGTAGAACGCCCGCGAGACACCGTCGGTGGCTGCCGTGTAGGTCTGGACGGTGGCGTCGTCGTAGAAGCCGGAGAACTGGCCCGAGGCGTCGGGCAGGCCGGAGACGTAGACCTTGTTGCCGTCGCCCATGGACGTGACGTCGGCCTTGTCGGTGGCGAAGCTGATCGACCACCTCGCCTGGAACGCCAGCGGCTGAGCAACGCCGCCGGACGTCAACGCGATGTACACGCGCCCGTTTCTTCCATGGATCCTGGCCATGAGACTCGCCTCCTACGTGTCGAGCAGCCGCAGCAAGCGGCGAGCATGACGAACGAACGTACGGTCCGCGATCGCTTCGCGGGCTTTCAGCGCTGCCGCCTCGGCTTGGTCCGGATGGGCAAGCCACCAGCGCAGCTGTTCGGAGGCGTCCCCGGCGCCGGTGAAGGTGGGCAGCATGTCGAGGACGTCGTCACCCTCGGGTCTGGGCTCCCTGAGGAAGAACAGCCCACAGGCTGCCATCTCCAACTCGCGGGGTCCCAGGCTGTAGCCCCTGGACAGGTGCCGGGCCTGGGCCTCGCGCCGGTACAGGTTGATGCCGACCCTGGCGCTGCGGTAGAGCCGGACCGTGTCCTCGTTGGGCAGGCAGGTGCCGATCTCGTGGGCGAGGTACTCGCGCAGGCGGGAGTCCTCGGCGAGCATCGTCCAGTTGCCGGCCAGCGCGACGTCGATGCCGTCGAGGTCCATCGCCTCGAGGAAACGGATCCGCGACGGGAACGCAGTGCCGACGAACACGAGGTCGCTGGCGAGGTCCGGCTCGGCCGGGCCCGGCCGGTGGACGCTTGGCCGGTACGCCTTGCAGAAGTAACTGGTACCCGGCGGGAACTCCTCGATGCCGGTCGGGTCGTCGACGATGTTCAGGTCGGCATGCTGGCCGATCTGGACCTGGCGCTCGTTCTCGTACGGGCACTCGGTGTGCAGGAGCACGACCTTCACGCCGGCCGCCCGGGCGATGTCGAGCAGCTCCGGCGGGGTGAAGAAACTCGACACCGACAGCAGCACGTGCGGGCGTACCTTCAGGATCGCCGCGTACAGGCCGTTGACCGCAAGCTCGTTGGCCTGCTCGCCGGTCAACGCCGGCTTCGGCTGGCCATCGACGTCGGGCAGCAGCACCGAGTTGTAGAAGGACAGCCGGGCGTCGAGGTTGAACTCGAACACGTCCTGCCCGAGTTCGCGCAGCGCTTCGCACCAGCCGTTGTGCACGTCGGCCACCGCGAAGGCCGGGCCGGGCTGGGCCACGAGGAACCTCACAGCATGACCTCCACCAGGAACTCGCACCCGTAGTAGTCGACGCTGTTGTAGCTGTAGGTGCCGTAGTCCTGCGCGGCGGTCAGTGACGCGTCGTCGACCAGGCCGCCGAGGGTCGAGTCCGCGGCGAGCGCGGCGTAGATCGAGGACGGGCCCGAGTCGGCGAGGAACGCGTCGAGGTTGGTGCTGCCGGCCTCGTCACTGGCCGCGGACACGAACAGCCCGACCAGCAGCCGCATGTCCACCGCGGTGGCCAGGGTGGGCTTGAAATTCAGGAACTCGCCCGGCGCCGGCGTGACCACGGCGGCCGGCTCGACGATCGTGCCGGCCCGGAACGCGTAGGGATTCAGCCCGTCGACGGTGCCCAGCACGGCGGCCAGGGCCTGCCGGACCTGCGTCAAGGTCGCGGTCACCGGACGAACATTTTCTGCCCGTCACGGGCCCGCGGGTTGCGCCGATACGGATCGATCATCGGGTTGATCCGGCCGGCCGTCCCGACGCTGACGGTCAGGTCGCCGAACTGTGCCACCCCGAACTTGGTGTCCTTGAGGCTGAAGGTGTCCTGCGCCAGCAGCAACGCCGCCTGCTGGATGGTGCGCGGCACCGCCGGCCAGCCGAACACGCCGGTGATCTCCACGACGTTGGTGCGTGCCCCGACCGTGAACACGGTCGGGAACACCTGGTTGCCGACCGCCCGGACGTGGCTGTGCGGCTTGGGTTCGGGGGCGGCAGAAGGGTTGGGCGGCCACAGCTGGTAGTCCGACACGGCCCACGTGGTGTCGTAGACGCCGTCGCCGCTGGAGTCGGTCTTCAGGGTGGCGATCGAGACCAGGTCGTTGAACTCGGTCATGTTCACGACGTAGGTGCCGCAGGGCTCGAAGGTGCGCACCTCGGCCGCGGTGGTTCGCCAGAAGTGGCGCTCGCACTCCTGCTCGACGGCCCGGGAGGCCGAGAAGCAGGCCGTGTGCAGTTCGTAGTCGTCGTTGGTGCCGGTGATCCGCATCCGCGACTTGAGCGCTTCGACGGTGGCGTAGAGGCGGCCGAGGGCGGTTTCCTGCACGTCCCAGGTGACGAGGGCGGTATCGCTGGCACTGCCGGTTCCGTCCCACCGGCCGGTCCAGGTTCCCGACTCGTCGCTGACCTTGTCCGTGGTGAACGCCCCGGGTCCGGTCCTGGTCAGAGTCGCCGGGGTAGGCCAGGTGTAGGAGGTGACCACGCTCGACGGCGAGGTCACGGTCAGGGTCACCGCGGTCGGGTCGGTGGCGGTGCCGTCGACGGCGAACGTGTTGGACAGGGTTGCCAACTCGTTGGCCGAGCTGAAGAAGACCGTCGCACTCACTGGCTCACCTACCCGTCGCTGACCGTGGGAGTGGACGCGGTGCGTCCACCTACGGTGGACATGGACGTGTGGCTCGCGGTCATCACCGCATTGGAGGTGCGGGTGGCGGCCAGGGTCGGCGCGCTGCTGGCGTTGGCGGCCGCGGCGGCCAGCGGCGGCATCGCGGCGGTCACGAGGATCGCCGCCGGGGCGACGACCATGCTGGTAGACAGGGCCGGCGCCGGCAGCGTGGTCGATGCGAGGATCGCCATGGCGGCGACCTCGGCCGCCGAGTGCAGGGCCGGCGCCGGCAGCGTGGTAGTGGTGGCCAGTACGGGCGGTGAGACGCGGGAGCCGGCGGACAGGACCGGTGCCGGCATCGAGGTGGTTGCGGTCGCCGTTGCCGGAGTAACAACAGACCCGGCCGACAGGGTCGGCGCCGGCATCGAGCTGGTGGCCTGGGTGGTGGCCGGTGCAACGGTGACGCTGCCGCCGGCCGACACGGCCGGCGCGGGCAGGGCCGCGGTCGCCTGGATGGCATTCGGTGCAACCGTGGATGCGGTCGACAGCGTCGGGGCCGGCTGCGAGGTCGAGCCCAGGATCGAGGTTGGCGAGACCGTCGAACCGGTCGATACGACCGGTGCCGGCAACGAGGTGGTCGCGGCGATCGCGGCTGGCGAGACCGTGGATCCGGCGGCCAGACTTGGCGCCGGAATGCTCGACGCGCCGGCGATCGCGACCGGGCTGACGGTTGTGACCGCGGTGACCCCGACGACGGGGATGCTCGACGTCGCCGAGACCGCGGCCGCGGTGACGGTCGATCCGGCCGACAGGGTTGGGGCAGGCAGGCTCGCCGTAGTGGTGATCGCCACCGGGGTGGCGGTGGCGTCCGCGCCGCCGGCCGCCGGCGAGGATGCGACGATTTCGTGGCCGTATCCCAGGATCGGCACCGAGTTGGCGCTGATCGACGGCGCGGTGCCACCGGATTCGTTGGCGCCGCCACCGGTCAGGTCGAGGAGCTTGGTGCCGGTGGCCTGCTGGTCGAACAGCCACATCGCGTCCGGGGCGGTCGCCAACCAGCCGGCGAGGCTGAACGGCAACTGCTCGACCTCTGCGTCGGCGAGGTTGCGGCCTGACCAGACGGCAGCTACAGCGACGTCGCCGTTAAGCCAGTCGCCACCTTCCCATTCGCCGAACCGGCAGGTGCCGGTTCCGGCGATGGATGTGGAGTTTGTGGCCGTACCTGCGGCGTTCTCGTGGGTCCAGGTATCGGTCGAGTAGACGTACTTGTGCACCCTCGGCGTGGTGGTGCCAGTGGCCTTGCCCATCGCGACCAGGACCCAGCCGTCAGCGTTGGCCACGGTGATGGCCGTGGACAGGACGAAGGTGCCGTCGTACTGCCACTGCAGCTTGCCGGAGGCGGCGCCCTCGATTTCGATGCCAGTCCGGGAGGTGCCGGTGCTGTTGTGCAGGGTCAGCAGCGAGTTCCAGCCGGTTGAGTTGCGCTTGCAGACGACGGCGATGGTGCCGAACGTCATCGCCGACAACGCGCCGGGCGAGGTCTGGATCGACTGGGTGGAGCCGTTGAACGTGCGAGCCATCGGCTACAGCCCTTCGGGGAGCGGCCTCCCGGCCCGCAGCCAGCATACGAGGGCTAGTATCAGGGCCTTCTGCGCGGCGGTGGCGTTGTTGCGGAACGTCACGTTCAGCGCGGCGTTGTACGAGGTTGCCGGGACCGCCGAGCCGGCGGACTCGGCCCAGTCGTCGGCGTCATCAACCGCCGCACGAACGACCGTCTTCACCACCGCCGTGGCCTCGCCGGTGCCGATGCGCATGAACGCGCGCCACACCTGGTCGCGCTGCCCCGTGGTCAGCACTGCCACCGCAGCACCCCCGTCATGCCGTGGTGTAGGTGAGGGCCGCGGCAACGAATTCCAGATCGCCGGATGCGGTGTCCGAGCCGCTGGCCCCGTCGCGCGCGATATAGAGCGACACGAAATCTCCGGCCAAGGCGCCATCATCGTTCGTCATGGTGATGCTGATCTCACCGAGCTTGCCCGCCGTTGTGGCCGGCACCGCGGTGGCTGCCGACGTGTTGGCCGAGGCGAACGCCTTTGCGTCGGTGTCGGTCGTGTCGCCGGCCGTCGTGGCCGCAATCCGCCCGATCATGATGACGTTTCCGGTGGTGGCCGACGCCATCTTGAACTGGATCTTCAGCGTCCACGCTGGGGTGGCGTTGACGTCGGCCGGTGCGCGGAACTGCCAGACCGCGAACTCAAGCTGGGCGGCGTCGTAGGCCAGCTGCAGGAAGTACGGCGGCGGGGCGGTCGCGCTGGACTTGACCCGCTGCAGAGCCGGCGCCAAGTTCGACGCTGACCCGTCGGGCAGCATCGCCGACCCAGGCGTGAGCAGGATCGAACCGGTCGCCATGGCTCAACCCCCGATCATGGAGTCAGGTCCAGAATCGCGATCCCGCCAGCCGCCCAGGTGATCGCGAAGGTCCCGTTGCTGGTCGAGTAGTCGGCAGTGAAGTCGACGAGCAGGATCGCGTTGTTGCCGGCGAGTGCGTCAGCGTAGAGCAGGTAGCAGCGCGCGTTGCTGATGGTTGTCGCGGCCACCGACACATCGGTGGCGTCCAGGATCAGCGTCCCCGACGAGGCGGACGTGGTGGTGCCGGTTAGGACTACCCCGCCGGCCGCCCAGTTGGTGCCCGAGACCTCGTTGGCGTTGTAGGGGCTGACGCCGTATGCGGTGTCGGTGGTGAAGTTCGGCGTGATCGTGTTCGTGAACAGCGCACCCTTGTGGGTTTCCAGATCCAGATCGATCGCGAGCTGGGTGGTGTCCAGAGCGTCGAGGAAGGTGGCCACGAACAGCCCGCTTGCGGTCACGGCCACGGGATCAGCCCTCGTTCTGCTCGTGCGAGAGGAAAGCGTCCCCACCGACACCGTGGCCGCTTCGACCGGCGCGCGTTGCCGCCCGGTACTCCTGCACGGCCTCGACCGCGGCGGCTTTGCGGGCCCGGGAGTCCTGCGTAGGGTTGGCGCGGTGGGCGTCCTTGGCGGCCACCAGATCGGCCAGCAGGTCACCTTCGGCCGCGGCGAGCGCATCCTCGGCCGCACGCCGGTTGGCGAGCAGATCTTGCAGGTCGCTCATCGACGTAGCTCCTCAATGTGGGCACGGATCGGCTTGGCTCGGATGTGCACGTCCTGCCGGTCGCCGGTCGCATGTTCGGTGACGGTGTTGCCGAGCTCGTCGGTGGTGGCTTTGACCCGCACGCCGTCAGCACGCCGACTTTCGCGCACCCGGGACATGGTCCGACCTGCGGACAGGTAGCCCAGACTGAGGAGCTTTTCCCGCTCGATGGGTGTGGCCACGATTCCCCCTACCGGCGCTCGGGTCTACCTCGGGTGGTTGGACGGTCGTTGTGCCACCGCCACGTCTTGACGGGCAGATGGGCGAACTTGGCCCCGGCGCGGTGCATGGCCAGCCACAGTCCCCAGTCCTCGCACGGGTCGCCGTTACGGTCGGCGTGGGGTTGGAAGCCGCCGGCGTCGCGCACCGTCTGGGTGCGGGCGAGCGCCGTGACGGGGATGAAGTTCGCCTTCGCCAGCAGCGCACTGTCGAAGGGCAGTCCGAAGCAGTTGATCTCGTCGGTGCCGGTGGTGTCGTAGCCGGGGTAGACCACATCGGCGCGGGTGAGGCGGGCGAAGCGCAGCAGCAGGCGCAGGTGGTCGGGGTAGAGCTCGTCGTCGTCGTCGAGGAACGCCACCCACTCGGTGGTGACCCGCTCGAGGAGCCGGTTACGGGTCGCCGCTGCTCCGGTCCGGTCGACGTCGAGCTCGACGAGGATCTTTGCCGGCGGCCGGGTCTGGGCTTGGACACTGCGTACGGCTCGCTCGTAGGTGCCGCTCGGCCCGGTGCGCGGGGGGATGACGGGGATGACGACGGTGATGCCCGGAACTTCGGTGGTGCCGGCGCTCACGCGGCCCGGACCATCTGGTCGATCATGTCGGTGAAGCTTGTCTGCGGCTTCCATCCCAAGGCGTGGCTGGTGGCGAGCCGGCCGTCCTGCGAGTCCGGGTGGATCTCGTCGGGGATCCGCGGGGCGGCGGGGTCGATCTGGACGACCCGGTCCCAGTCCAGGCCGGCCGCCTGCAGGGCAGCCTGGGTCAGTTCCCGTACCGAGTGGGTGCGGCCGGTGGCGATGACGTAGTCGCCGGGACCGTGGCGGGCGATCAGCGGCAGGGCCTGGACGTAGTCAGGTGCGTAGCCCCAATCGCGCCGCGACTCGACGTCGCCGAGGACCAGGTGCTCGGGACTGCCGGCGGCGATGCGGGCGACGGTAGAGGTGATACGCCGGGCCAGGAACCTCGGGTCCTGTCGGGGTGAGGTGTGCGAGAACAGGACCGCGTTCGAGCACTGCAGCACGCCGCGGTAGCCGATGACCGCCTGGTGGGCGAACAGCTTCGCGACCCCGTACAGGCCGTAGCGGTGTGGGTCGTAGATCGCCGAGGAGGAAGCGTGGACCAGTCGGGCCTCGGGTGCGCATTTGAGCATGGCGTCCATGAGCCGTATGACGCCGAGACCGGTGGTGTCGGCCAGCAGTGGCGGTTGGGGCGTGCCCCAGGTTCCGCCGGGCGAGGTTACGGCGGCCAGGTTGTACACCTCGTCGGGGCGCACCCTGGTCAGGGCCCGTTCGATCGAGTCCTGATCGAGCAGGTCCCCGGCGACCAGGCGCACCGGTGAGGGTTCGAGGTTGAACCGGCGCACCATGCCGAAGACCTCGTGGCCGGCGGCGAGGAGCTGCTCGGCGAGGTAGGAGCCGTCCTGGCCGGTGACGCCGAGGATCAGCGCTCTCACAGCAACACCGGCGCCGGGATGGGCACGATCCAACTGCCGGCGAAGTCGCGTTCCTGCCGCATGATCTGCGGCAGGTAGTTCCACGCCAGCAGCAGGCGCGTGTCCGCGGCCCGCGTGCCCGGCTCCACGATCGGGATGGCGGTTCCCGGGATGTGCCGGCCCTGTTTCGCCGCGGTCGTGTCACTGACCCAGTCGATGTCCGCGCGGGTCAGGCCGCAGAAGTTCAGCAGGGTGGTGGCTTTGGCCGGCGCGCCGTAGCCGGCGACGGTGCGCCCAGCGGTGCGCTCGGCGGCGAGCAGGTCCAGCAGGCGGTCACGGATGCGCTCGACCCGGCCCTGCATGCCCTCGTAGGCGCCCCACTGGTTCAACCACGTCTCCGAGGCGCGGATCTTGTCCACTGCCCGCGACCGGCCGGGCTCGGCCGTGAGGGCGACCCGCAGGGATCCGCCCTGTCGGGAGGTCAGCTGCGCGTCGGCCACGTGCAGCCCGTGCCGGCCGGCGGCCTGTTCCAGGCTGGTCAGGGAGAAGAAGTTGCGGTGCTCGTGGTAGACGAGGTCGAATGCGTTGCCCACCAGCAGGTCGGGCAGGTACTGCACCTCGACCATCGCGACGCCGTCCGCGGCGAGCAGCGCGGAGATCCCAGCCAGGACGTCGGCGACGTCGGCGACGTGGGCCAGGACGTGGTTGGCGAAGACCAGGCCCTGCCGGCCACGCCGGTCGCGGATGTCGTGGGCGGCGGCCAGGCCGAACGGGCGGACCATCACCTCGATGCCTCGCTGCGCCGCGGCGGCGGCCGGGCCGGTGGCCGGGTCGACGCCGAGCGTCGGGTAGGCGACGAAGTGGCGGAGCAGGTCGCCGTCGTTGCAGCCGACCTCGACGACACCCCGGCGCGCCAGCGCCTCGTGTGCAGCCAGAACGTCCCGCGCGTACGCCTTGTGGTAGGCCGACAGGGGCGGGCTGGCCGAGGAGTAGAAGCTGTAGCCGGTGCCGAAGAGCACCTCGTGGTCGACGACCTCGAGTAGCTGCACGAGTCGGCACTTCGCGCACGCCGCCACCTGCAGCGGGTAGGTCGGCGACGGATCATCCGGGCCGGCCGTGTAGGCGTCGGCGATCGGGGACGCGCCCAGGTCGAGAAACTGATCCAGGTCGGGACTGGCGCACGCCGAGCAGGAGGTCCGTCTCACCGCGACCACTTTTCCTGGAAGATCTCCTCGGCGACGTTCCAGGCCGCGGCGATGGCCTTGGATTTGAACCCGACCGTGGAGTGGTGGTGGGTGTCCACGTCGGCCACGACCACCCGCTTGCCGGCGGCCCGGGCGGTCAGGCAGACGTCGTCGTAGCCGAGGAATCCCGGGTACCGCTCGTCGAAGCGCAGGTTCTCCACGGCCCACGGCGAGAACACCATGATCGAGCCCTCGATGAAGGCCACGTCGCCGGTGCGGGTGCCGAAGTCGAGCATCCCCGAGTCGGTCATCTGGTGGCCGACGGTCTCCGACGTCCACCAAGCCAGCGTCGCGTCCCCTTTGCCTCCGCAGACTCCGGCGAGCGCGACGTCCGGTTCGGCGAGGGCCCTGAGGAACTTCTCCTCAGCCTGCGCGTCGAACATGTCGAGGTCGTCGTGAAGCAGGATCACGGCGTCGCGATCCTGGCCGCGGTGGGCGTCGAGGATGGCGTTGTAGGCGGCGGTGAGCTGCGTCTGTCCGGACAGGGCAAACAGCGGGCGATCCACGGTGCGGGGTGCGACGTTGCGGCGCAGCTTGTCCCAGGAGCCGACGCAGCAGCCGTAGCCGATCACTGCGTGGCCCATTTGGCTTCGAATGTGGCTCGGTCCTTCTCGGCCTGCTCGGCGAGCGCCCCGTGGGTGGTCGAGTTCGCCAGCGAGTTCGCGACTCGCGGACCGGGGACGGACAGGACGCCGCCGGCCTGGCGGGCACGCCAGTCCAGGTCGGTGTCGAAGTACCACCAGCGCATGTCCTCGTCGGCGCGCATGCCCGCTTCGCCGCGGATGACGAAGGCGTGCGGGGTCATCCGGTTGCCCGGCTCGTTGTGTAGCTCGGTCAGCAGCGGCGGGCTGGTGGGGCCGGTGTGGGCGATGACCGCGGTCGGGTGTGCGCGCAGCCCGGTTGAGCAGGCGTCGTACCAGCCCGCAGGAACGACCGCATCGTCGTTGAAGACGGCGACGTCGTACAGGTCGCCTTCCTTGCCGGCAGCGAGAGCCAGTTCGTCGCAGCGGTCGAACATCACATTCCAGAAGCGGGCCAGGTGCGGCGGCTGCTCCTCGTCGCGGATGATCTCGACCACGCATTCGGCCGGGACCGCCGCACTGAGCTTGTCGGCGTCGACCGGCGGGCTGCTCGCGTTGTCGAGGACCACGATGCGATCGCACTGGCCGCCGAGCGATGCGACGAGCGCCAGCAGCCGGGCCGGCCGGTTGTGGGTGGGGACGATCGCGTACCGCGGGACCGTCCAGGTCCTTTCCTGCCGGGCCAGCGCCTCGGCGACCGGGGCCGGTGGCGGGGCGTTCAGGGCCCGCTGCCGCCAGTAGTCCTCCTCGCCGAGCCACATCGTCTTGGCGTGCGTGGTCGGCACTCCGGTGTGCACGTGCACCGGAATGCCCAGCGCCATCAGCCGGGCGCAAAAGGACAGGTCCTCGGCGACCATCGCGTTGGTCGACGGGTTACGAACCCGCGAGTACCAGTTCGGCCCGTACTCGGCTGCGACCCGCTCGAACACCGAGCGGTGGATCAGGACGCAGGCCGAGCCGACGCCATCGCAACGCACGACCGTGTTGGCCGGATAGTCCCAGCGGGTGTCGAAGCCGGCTTCCTCACCGTCGTGGGTCCAGTACATGATCACCGGTGCGGCGAGTGCGCGGCGGCCACCCATACCGTCGTTGTCGACCTCGCGGTTGGCGAAACACAACGCGCCCACCACGGGCCGCTCGACCGGGTCCGCCGCGGCGACCAGCCGGTCGACGGTGTCGGCGCCGAATCCCATGTCGGTGTCGACCCACCACAGCCAGTCGGCCCGGGCCTCGGCCAGGAACTCGCTGACCGCCGTGTTGCGCGCGGCGGCCAGGTCCCCGGTGCCGCAGCGGATCGTCACATATCCGCCGGTCCAGATGCGGGCGTGGTTGGCCATGTCGTGGTCGAGCAGTTGCAGCATCGAATGATGCCACGAGTACCAGACCTGATCGGTGTGGATGTACGCGGCGGCGACGGCGCCGGCGGATGGTTCGCTCACCTGGTTCGTCCTTCGGATGGTTGAGCGGATGGTTGGTGAACCTCCGGCCGGCCAACCATCCGAGAAGTCCGGCCGGAGGAGATCAGGAGGCGCGGCGGGTGTTGCGCCGCTCGCCCGGGGTGGCGGTGGCCGTTTCGATCGGCGCGTCGTAGCCCTCGGGCTCGCTGGTGTACTGCATGCCCCAGCGGGGGTCGGACGAGAACAGCTCGGGGCGGGTGAGCACGGCCGGGTCGTTGGCCGGCCAGTGCGTGCCCTTCTGGACCCGGACCCGGCTGCCGCCCGGGAGGGGAACGAAGTCGGTACCCATGGCGTACACGACGGGGATCATCGGATGGTTGGTCCTTCCTTGGGTGCAGCCGCCAGCCCCCCGGCGCATAGGTGTCCCGGGGGCTGGCGGCTGTCGGTGTTACTCGGCGGTGAATCCGAGGGCGGCGAGCTGCCGGTCGATGTCGGCGAGCTTGTCCGCCAGCTCGGGGTGTGATGCGGCGACGGCGCGCGCGCCGAGGAGGTTCTGCACGCCGGCGTCGCCGGATTCGGACGCCCGGGCCAGCTTCGGCGCCGGTGCGGGCTCGGTCTTCTTGGTATCCGCCACGAGCGCTCTCCCTTCGGAACTCGCCGCGGTCACGCGGTGTTTACGAGCAGCCGGAAGCCGGACGTGTTGACCACGCCGCCGCCGATGCGGCTGTAGGCGAACCAGCCGCGCGTGCCCGAGGGCAGGTTCGTCGTGGTGGAGAACAGGTGCGGAATGTTCTCCACGCTCATCCCACCCCGGCGGGCGATCAGGTAGTTCTGGAAGTCCCCGACGACCGCGAGCCCACTGTTGGCCGCCGTCGACGTGGTCGTGTCAGGCATGTAGGGCGACTCGTAGGTGGTCTTGCCGAAGAGCTGGTCGGCCCACTCCGCCGGCAGGTTCTCGGTGTAGGCGTGGAACACGTTCGCCGTACCGATCTGGCGGATCTTGTTGTTGACGTCGACCGACATCAGCCACGACGCCCGGCGGCGGAACCGCTGCGGCAGCGCCTTCCACACCCGGTACGGGTCGTCCGGTCCGAAGTTGGCGCCGGAGGTCTGCACGCCGACCCGGTTGCCGGCGGTGGCGGACAGGATCGTCAGCACGCCCTGCGGTTCGCCGGTGCCCGAGCCGCGGGTGAACTTGTCGACCAGCAACTCGTCGTAGCCCTCGGCGAGCAGCGTGGACATCTCCGACGCGAACGACGGGTAGTCCTGGCCGACCTCGATCGAGTAGGGGATGAACCCGCGGGCCATGAACACGGTCACGGAGGGCTGGGCCAGCGTCGGGGAGTCATCGGACACCTCGACGTTTTCGGTGTCGAACGACCAGGTGACTCCGGCGCTGGTGACGCCCTTCCAGGCGTTGGTGTTGACGTCGACCTGGCGGGCGATCTGCAGGAACGGGTTACCCGAGCCCTGCGCCGTCATGATGATCGAAGGATCGATGAAGCAGTGTTGTTACTCCTCGGCATGCCGAGGGGGCTGGTCATTTCTGCCAGCCTCTTCACGTCTCCGTGAAGCTCAGACCATATCTTTATCTCGGTCGATCCGTAGTTGTTCTGCGAGGTCTGCGAGCGCCCGGAGGATAGCGGGATCCTCGTTGGCCAGTCCGATCATGGTGTTGCACCGCATGCACAACAACGCGCGGACACGTCCGGTCGCGTGGCAGTGGTCGATGCACCAGCCCTTGACGCCCGGGTCGGTCGTGCGGCATCCAGGGCAGCGACCGTCCTGCTCGGCGAGCATCCGGTCGTACCGCTCCTGATCGATGCCGTACTTCCTCAGCCGTCGCCGGTGCTCGTGTGCCTCGCGGTACTTGCGAGGGTCGACACGGCAGTTGTCGCACACGGCTTTGCCGGGTTTACGTTCGGCGTCGGGGACGGGCGTCTGGCACTTGTGGCAGCGACGGACGGCGATGCGCTTGCGTGCGCGCTCGTCTTCCTTCGTGGCCCGGCAGGCGTTGCACCACTTCGGCTTCGGTCCGGTCTTCGGCGTCGGCACGGATGCCTGACAGCCTTCGCAGGTGACGTCGGGTCGCGGTGCTCGCGGTTTGTAGTTGCGCGCGCCGCGCGCTCGGCTGAGCTTTCGTCGGTGCTGCATCTGGCAGTCCAGGCAGCACGTTCGGTCGGTCCGACGCCGGGGCGTGAAGGTGGTACCGCAGATCTCGCAGTTCTTGTCTGAGAACACAGACTAGAGTCTAGAACAACTAGTGGGTCAAATAAGATAACCCGTACATGGTCGTTGAACCTTCCCGTCGGGTTTCCCCAGGCGGGCTCGGCTGCTGATTGTCCCTACCGGCCGCTTCTCGAACCATCGCGCTCAGGCTTTCGTCTCACGCTGTGGTGCGGACGTCTAACGGGATGTCCCAGCAATTCTCGGGTTTTTCACTGACGCCTCACGGCGTCAGGCGGCCACCTTGACCGGAATTCCGAAGCCGCCGGCCGAGTTGGTGCCCTCGGACATGGTCCGGTACTCGTCCCAGGCCATCATGGCGTGCCGCTCGTCGTCGGTCAGGTACATCGCCCCGTTGGGGCGGGTGACGAGCTTGAGCCAGGCGTTGCGGTAGTCCTCGTTCTCGGTGACGAGGACGCGCCGGGCGATATCGGTGGAGGTGCGGACCTGCCGCTCGACCTCGTCCTTCTGGTCCGGCTTGAGGTTCGCTCCGGCGTTGCGGTCGTCCAACACCCGCAGCGCCCGGTCGCGGGCCTCCGAGATGGACATGCGGCGGATGTTGCCGAACGCGTCGGTCTTGTCCCGGGTGTTCAGGTTCAGCATGGCCGCCTCGACCGCCTTCGGGCGTCGGGCGAAGACCTGCTGTACGGCCCGGTGTTCCTCGATTCGGCCGATGGCCGCATCGCGCAGCTTCAGCCCGTAGTCGAAGGCCCGCTGCTCGTCGGGTGTCTTGTCCCGCAGCTCGCCGCTGTTCTCGTCCTGGTGGATCGAGCGCAGGTGCGCGTCGAGGACCTCGACGTAGCGCTGCAGCTCGTCGGGGGTCTTGCCGCGCAGCTCGTCGGGCATGGCCTTGGTCAGGTCGTCGGGGTTCTTGTCGCGGAGCTCGGGAAGGATGTCGATACTCACTGCAGGATTCCTCTGGTACGTAGGGCGCCGTCATCGAGGCGTTGGCGTAGGTGCATTGGTGACGCGGCACCGTTTCCTGGCTCCGTGTCGGGGTCAGCGCCACCCGCGCTCCGCGCGTCGGGTCGCCCGCTGAGGTCTGTGAGGTCCGCGGCGAGCCGGACTTCGGCTGCGAGCTCGCGGACCAGCGCGCGGTGTTCGTCGGGGTCCAGCTGGGCGAGCAGCGACCGGACGGACACGCTGGTGGTGTCGTAGGCGGGGAACACGACCGGGCCGAGCTCGTGCACGTCGGCGTCGCGGATCTCCCTGAGGTCCGGTTCGCCGGCGCGGCGCGTCCAGGTGTCACCCTTGTCGGGGACGCCGAACCGGAAGCTCATGCCCCGGATCGAGCGGCCGGCGATGGCCAGACGGACCCGCTCGATGTCGGGGTGGTCGTAGAGGCGGGCCCGCACGTACAGGCCGTGCTCGTCCTCGCGCAGCTCCTCGATGTCGCCGATGGGGGCGGCGCCGATACGAGGGTCCTTGCCGTGCTCGAACTGCAGCACCGGAGTGCGGGAGCGCAGGCTGCGGGCGAACGCGCCCGGCAGGATCGTCTCGTCGAAGTCGCCCTGCAGGTCCCGGATGCGGGAGGCCGTGTTGAACACGGCCGCGTAGCCCTCAAGGGTCCGCCCGTCCGAGGTGACCGCGCGGGTGTCGAAGTCGAACGCCCGCAGGCAGGTGTCCATCATGATGCTGCTCCTGCCCGGCAGTGATTTGGCCTCGGCGAGGCGGGCGAGCAGGGCCGGGGTGACGTGTCCGTCTGGGCGCATGCCGAGACGCTTCTGGGCCTTCTTCACCGCGGCGGTGGTCTTCGGGCCCAACTTGCCGTCGTCTGCCAGCTCCTTGCCGTGGGCGTCGGTCAGGCCCAGCCGGTTCAGCGCCTGCTGCAGCTTGTGGACCCGCGGGTCGCCGCCCTTCATCCCGTAGCCCGTGCCGTGGTTGGAGTCCGGGTCGTAGGACAGGGTGTCCGAATGCTGGTGCGTCTGGGTCTTGGCCTTCTGATGCGCTGCCGGGTGGCCCGGCTTGGCCTTCTGCTTCTGCGAGCTACCGGCCGGGGCGAACTGGCCGCCCTGCGAGGAGCCGGCCGGCTCGTGCGGGTGCAGTTCGGAGCTGTAGGCCCGATCGACGACATGGGTCATCGCCCACACACCTCCCGTTGGGTTCAGAAGCTGGGTGGAGCCAGAGGACTAGCCGGGGCCGATCTTGTCGCCGCGGGGCGGCTTACCGTGAAGCACGCGGTTCTTGTCGCTGCCGGGCCAGAAATGGAACACGTCGTGGAACCATTCCGCGGCGGTGCGCTTGGCCTTCTCCGGCGGCATGAACTCGACCAGGTGGTGATACAGCGACGTCCACGGATGCGGAGACTCGGCCCACTTCGCCAGGCCCTCGCCCTTGGTCCAGTACTGGTGCAACCGGCGTGCGCCCTTGATGCCGGCGGGGCTAGCCGCACGCACGGCATCTGCTGGGCCGAGATAGCGGCCAAGCAGCCGGACCAACTTCTGCCCTTCGCCGACATCGAACATCGCGGCGGACTCGGATCCTTCGAGGTCGTCCAGGCTCATGCCCGAGCCACGCGGTACGGCGCCGAGGGTGACCCTGGGCCCGATGCCGCGGTCATCCAGGTCTACCAGGTAGTGCACGTCGGCCCATTCGCCAGGCACCGAGCCTTCGACATGGATCTCGTAGTCGTCGGCGTCGAGCCTGGCCTGCAGTGCGTCGATCTTCGCCGTCAGGTCGTCCCAGAGCGCCTCTTCCGCCGGCGTCCACTTGCGGCCCATGTACTGCAACGGCTTGCGTTGGGCTTCCAACTTGTCGAGTTGTTGGAGTGTCCGATCACTGGCGGCCTGCGACTTGACGGCTGAGGCGATTCCGTCGGAGAGGGCGGCATGCAGGCGCAGCGCTGAGGCCTCGTCGAGGTTGGCGGTATGACCGATCGCGGTGAGCTCACCCAGGTCCATGTCGCCCAGCTGGTCGAGCCGGGCATGGACCTGGGCCTTGCGTGCCTTGTCGGCGTGCGGATCCGCGTCGAGGCGATCCGCCTCCTCCGTCAAGGCGTCCATCTCGGCATGTAGCCGCTTGCGTTCGGCGTTTGTCGCGGCGAGCTTGCCGGGGTCTGCCCTCCAGGGGCCGGCCTCGTCGTCGCGGCCGCCGAAGTCGCTTCTCCCGATGCCGATGCGCAGGGACTTCGCACCGTGGTGCTCCACGAGCGCCAGCCGGACCGCTCCGCCGTCGCCAATCAGCTTGTCCGAGCCGATGAGCTTTTCGTCCTTGCCGAGGTCGATCTTCTCGGCGAGTTTCAGAACGTCCTTGATGACGCCGCCGGCGCTCCACTCGCCGCCGTGCTCACCGCCGGGGACGCGGGGTTCGGCGGGGTTGAACTTACGTTCAGTCCCGGCCGAGGACCGGCCCGCCGAAGCGGGCAACCCTTTTGGGCCCGCACCACCCGCCGCCGGGGCGCCGCCATCACCCGCTGCGGGCGGTCCGGGCGGTACCTGTCCGGCGCCTGGCTGCTGCAGCTGCACGGAGACCATGCCGGTGTGCTTGAGGACGCCGACGAGTTCGGGGGCCAGGGCAGCAACCGAGGCGTCGGGGTCGAACCCGGCGGTGATGGCAGCGGCGATCGCTGCGATCTTCACCTGCTGGATGTCGGCGGCATCCTTGGCGTCCTCACGCAGGATCGGCATGTCCTGGGTGTCGAACCACAGTTCGGCATCGGAGGGGACCTTGACGATGTCGGCCAGGGACCCGGCGAGGTCCTGCAGGGTCGGGTAGACCCAGGTGTCGGCGAACATGCGCCGGGCCATCCCGAAGTTGCCGGCGTTCAGCGACGAGCCGGCGAGTCCTTCGGCGATGCCGAGCAGTGGGGCGGGGACGCGGGACAGGAACGCGATGCGGGTTTCGCCGCCGCCCTGGACGGCTTTCATGTCCAGTTCGGCGAGGTTGGAGCCGACCACGGTGGCGTCGGCGCCGGCGGTGAGGTACATCGTCTTGTAGGCGTTGGCGACGCCTGCGTGCTGCTGTTCGAGGATGTCGACGATCTCGTTGAACTGCTCGCGGGTGGCGGCGGTGATGCCGCGCACGACCATGTTCGGGGTGGCGCCGTTGCGGAAATACTGGATCTTGTGGTCGGTGGCCAGCCCGTCGGCCTGGATCTCCCGAACCGCCGGGGTGATCCACGACATGCCGATGTGGGACAGCTCCGGGTCGGGCAGTGGGCACCAGTGCGCCACGTCAGCCGGGAGCAGCGTCTGCGGCTTGTACCCGGAGTAGAAGCCGCCGTTCTGGTAGACGAACCCGATCAGCTCGCCGTCGAGGGCCTGCGCGGCATCCTCGGGCTCCTGGTGGGAGCCGAACAACACCGCCACCCAGTCCGGGCGCAGCACCCGCAGCCGGTCCGGGCGGCGCAACACGTAGGCGTTGCCGGCCAGGCCCGCATGCCACTCCATCCGGGCCAGCAACTCACCGGTGGTCACCGACGGGGCCGGGTGCTCCAAGATGGACAGAGCCTGTGTACCGAACGTGCGCCTCGGCGTCCGCGACGACAGAAGGTTGCGGAACGTGAACCGGGCCTGCGAGAGGACCAGGGCCCGCACCATCTGCGCGGCGAACGCCGGCGGACAGAACCGCAGCGCCTGCGAGTAGCCCGGCAGCGTGTTCGTGATCTCTCGGACGCGGCCCTGATCCCAGGTGGTGGTCAGCCCGTACGGGTACTGGTGGCCGCCGAAGGCCATCGTCGAGGGACGCAGGAAGTCGGTCAGCCACTGGTCGGCGGCGTAGCGCTGCTCCACATCCCGGCCGCGGGCCGAGATCCGCTCAAGCAGGCCCATGTGACCTGCCGCGGCCTTCCTGGTAGCCGAGCTTCACCGCCCGGCCGGCCCAGCACAGACCCGGCCACAGGACCCGACCGGCCAGCCAGCCGGCGCCGAAGAGGACGCCCGCCAGGCCGAGCAGGACGATCAGGACCAGCTTCGCCGCCGCCCAGCCGATCCACCACAGGCCGGCCCGCACCGCAGCGGCCAGCCGCCGGCCGGTGTCGCCGGCCCGGTCCTGCGCATCGTCACCGCTGTCGAGGAGCTGGTCAAGGGTGACCACGACGAGTCACCTCCACGCGGCGAAGAACTGCTGTTGGGCTTCCTGCGCAGGCACCGACATTCCCCAGTCGGCCAGGGCCAGGGCCATCAGTGGGGCCGGGTCCGCGTCGTCCTCGACCCGGCGGTCGAAGACCCGCGCGTCACCGCGGTCGCGCCACACCGCCCGGCGGGCCGCGGCGGTCAGCGGCTCCATCAACGCCGGATCCGTGCGCCGGACCCGCACGTCGCGGGCCGCCGCCTCGCCGCTGATGCCGACGAAGACGGACCCGCAGGCGCCGGCGACGTCGCGGCCCAGAGGCTTCGCGACCTCGATCTTGCAGTGCTCTTCGATCTTGGCGATCAGGTAGCCGGCGGGCCCGGCGGGGTCGACCACCACACAGCGTGGCGTCCACGTCGTCAGCCGCTTCTTCAGCCAGCCGATCAGCTTCGCCTCATCGGTCGGGAACCGGGCGGCCAATTCCAGGTGCCGCCGACCTAGGCCGTTACGCCCGGCCGCGCCGATGGACAGGTGAGACAGGTCGTGGCTGGCCTCGATCGCGAACGCACGGTCACCAACGATCACCGTCTCCGGATCAACGGCGTCTTCCCAGTCACCCTCGGTGAACACCGCCCAGCCGGCGTCCTCCGGCTCCCGCGGCCACAAACACAGACACTCCCGATCGAACATGTCGCCGAGAGTCTTGCGGTCGTGCTCGATCGCCTCGTCCTCGACGAGGATCCCGTGCGCCGGATGCGTCTCGCGCCACACGGCCCGGTCCTGGCGCCACTGCTCGCGGCTCTCGCCCTCCAGCAGCGGCCGCGGCGTCCAGCCGGCCCAGGCCATCTTCGCGTCGCCGGTCAGCGCCCGCCGCCGGAACCTGCCCCACCACGTACCCGGGCCCAGCGGCGGCGTACCCATGATGATCGTCTGCGGATTCGGCCTCGTGCGCTGCGTCGGGCCGAGCGCCGCCATGTCCTCCTCGTCGAGGCCCATCTGCGCCTCGTCCAGGATGATCAGGTCGGCGGAGAAGCCACGGACGCTCTCCTTGCTGCGCGCGCTGACGATCAGCCGCTGCTTCGGGGAGTGGAGCTCGATGCCCTTCTCTCCGGCGCGGTGGATCGTCTTGGCGTGCCGCGCCCGCAGCTCCGGGGTGTGCTCCACCTTGTCGACCAGCCGGCCGAAGATCTCCTCGGCCGTCTTGAGCTGGTGTGCGGTGTAGACCAGCAGCTCCTCGCCGAGCACGTACAGACCGGCCAGCACGCGGACCACGGCGAGGATGCTCTTGCCGTTCTGCCGGCCGACCGTCACGCCGACCTCGCGCGCGGCCCACTTCCCGTCGGCGCGCTCGGTGAGCATGTCCCCGAGTACCTGCTCCTGCCAGGGCAGGCAGGCGATCCCGGCGACCCAGGCCAGCTTGACCGCCTCGGGACCCCAGGTGCGCACATGCTCAGGCACCAGGTGCTCGCGAGGAGTCGCGGTGGCCAACGGCAGAGCCACGGCGCTCGCGCGGACCATCACCACCACCTCCTCCCGGAAATCCGGAGGGGGCGGCGATCACGCCTGGCGGATCTCCGCCTGCGCCTGGCGCCGCTTCTCGGCCAGCTCGTCGACGACGGTCTTCTCGCCGCCGGCCATCACGTTGAGTGCATCCAGCCGGGCGGCCAGCTCCCGCGCGATGGGCGCCGGGGCCGTGACCTCTTCGTAATCCAGGGCCCGGGCCAGCGCGAATGCGATCTCGGCGTGTGAACGCCGGATGCCGGTGAGCAATCCAAGTCCGGCTATATCTGCTCTGACCTGCGCCTCGACCGCTCCCCAGTGGGGGTTACTCTGCGTAAGTTGTGACGCTCCGTCGATGTCGTTACTTTCAGTAACCGTCCCTTGTGGACGTCCACTGTGGACACTCTCCGTAGCGGATCCGTTTTCCCGGGAGAGAGAGCGGGCGGGTGAGGGTGTGGGTCGCTCGGCCAGCGGGTTTGCGTC